TTTTATCCTCCAATCTGTATTTGTTTAGAACCGCCTGAACTACACGCTTATCGTCCATTGTTGCGGCTCCGTATAGAGATGCAATTTCCTGGAGCTCCAGCGGCATGAGTTCGTATTTGTCTCCGCTTAATCCAACCAGCCAGTCGAGAGAAACATGAAAATGTTCAGCCACCTTTACCAGATAGGTGATCTCAGGCAACCGATTACCAGTCAAATAACGAGATAGAGTTGGAGCTGAAATCTTCAAGCCCTCAGCAATTTCCCGGAGAGGCTTTCCCGTAGATTCGCAAAGCTGCCGCATATGCTCCCTAAAAATATTGTAGTCCATGATTAGACTCCTTTCCGTAATATAATTTTCCGTTACCGCTTGTGGATTACATTTTATATCCTTTTGGACGATACTGCAATAAAAAATATCAATATAGACCTAAAACATATTGACAATTACCATATGGTAATATAAAATAAGATTACGGAAATAAATATAAAAAATTCGAGGAATTGGAGGTGAACTAAATGAAATCGCTTGAGATCAAAGGAGCCCGGGTAAGGCTTGGATATAAGCAGCAGTATATGGCTGATAATCTCGGAATATCGGTTGCCACCTACCGGAAGAAGGAAAGTGGCGTCATTCGGTTTACCGAAAAGGAGAAGATCAAGGTCACAAAGCTGCTTGAACTTACTCCAGTGCAGATGAATGACTTTCTCTTTGACGGAGAGTTGCCGATTGGATCTATAAATTAGCGACGGTATTTTTTTGCCTGAATATTTCCAGTTGGTAACAAATAATTTTACTGTGGTAATTATAAAGCAGATTGGAAGTGAAAAAAATGGGGCGTGAAGCCAGAAAAGCGGTTGGAAATCCATGGTACGAGGCTAGGAAAAGGGCCGCAGAATATGACGACAGGCTAAGTAGCCGTGAAGGAGCTGCGGAAAACCTCGGAATGTCTGTTTCTGCTCTTGCTGATGCAGAGTTGGGCCTGACAAAATGTATGCCTGTGGATAAGGCGGTTTTGATGGCAGACCGGTATAATGCGCCTTATCTTTTGAACTACTATTGTTTGCACGAATGCCCGATTGGGTGTCGTCAGTCATTATCTGATGAGTTGCTGGGCATTGACCGGGTCACGGTAAAACTGTTGAAGAGTCTGAAAGTATCCGAGCTGGCTGATATCAAGGACTCGCTAATCGACATTGCCGAAGATGGAAAAATCACTCAAGACGAAGTGCCAAAACTAAAGGAGATCCTGAATTATCTGGATGAATTAGCGAAGACAATCAGTGAACTTAAAAATGTTGGACTCATGGCATTACATGGAGGCAACGGAAATGGGTGAGCCAAATGACGCTGTGAAGATCCTAGAAGAAGAATATGGTATCAGGAGCATGAATGCTTTAGATAAAGCTATTGCTAAACTCGGATTTATCGACCTGTATCCATTTTGTGCCCCAATAGATCGAAAGGAGAACTATTTTGACAAGGAATGAGATCAGGAGGAAAAGGTTCTATCAGAAAAGGCTCTTTGCCATTTTGACGATAATTACGTTGGTGTTTTTGTTTGTAAGTATAAGTCTTCATGCACAAGACGGCGGAGATAAGAAGACTCAGGGTCAGAAAGAAGAAAAGACCAGCGACGAAGAAGTGTTTGTAATAAATTCGGGAGAGTATGTGGAAAAAAAGACAGATGCAGGTATGGAGTTGAATCTAAATGTTGAGAAATTCACACCGATTACAGATGAAGTTCCACTCGATTACACCACTCAGGAGAAAGTGATTCATTGGTGTGAAGAATACAGGGTTCCGTATTCGATGGCTTTGGCGGTAATTGAGGCTGAAAGCTCATTTAGACCGGATGCAAAGAACGGGAACTGCTATGGGTATATGCAAATCAACAGTATTAACAGATCGTGGTTGAACCGAGAAATTGGTGTGACAGATCTGTCGGACCCACTACAAAACATTCATTCTGGTATCTATATGCTCGGAGATTTATACGAAAAATACGGAGATTGGGACAAAGTCCTTATGTGCTATAACTGCGGAGAAGCAGGCGCTTATAATCATTACTTCAGCCAAGGTATTACTAGCAGCGTTTACAGCCGCCATGTATTAGATTTAGAGGCGAAATGGGGGGAAGTGATCCCGCAGTGAGTGCCGATGAAATCCGGTGTATTGTGGTCAATGTAGAGGTCGAAACAGGCTTGACCTTCCGCCTGGAGGATATCCATACCGCCCTGCAATATACTGAGCGAAAGGCGAAGCTGAATGGGAAGGGCGATGACTACATCCCAGTCCTGTTCGAGAATGAACTGCGGGACTTCGTGATGAGAGAGATTATCAATACAAGGGGGAGGATGAACAAATGTGTCATACCTGCTACATGAGTAAGTGCCCGTCCGGCTGCCCGAATGCGCCGGCCCCACCCACAGTAACAACCTGTGCCAAGTGTGGGTGTTCTATCACCCCGGGAGATGAATATGCCCGGATTGACGGGCTTGACTACTGCGAAGGCTGTATCGACGAAATGACATACAGTGAGGTGATTGAGCTGTTGGGCGGTGAGTGGAAAACAGCGAGCGAGGAGGACATCTACGATGGCTACGACGGATAGGATTCTGGAGATCCCGACCGTGGAGGGCCTGGAGTTCGATGACCCCACACATACATACAGGCTCGACGGCCTGATAATCCCAAGCGTGTCCGCTATCCTGGGACCACTGAGTAAGGCAAAATACTCAGGCATCAATGAGAGGACGCTGAACCGGGCTGCGGATAAGGGAACGGCGGTCCACAACAGCATTGAGAACTGGATTAAGTTCGAGATTGAGGATATACCGCCGGAGCACATCGGCTACTTCAATGCCTTCCGGGCCTGGTGGGATGAATTCCAGCCGGAGGTGGTCGGCTCCGAGGTCAGGATCTGCCATCGACTGATGCGGTATGGAGGAACGGCCGATCTGATTGCCTACATCGCCGGAGAGCTCACGCTGGTAGACTACAAAAGTACCTATGTCATCAGCGACATGACCTGTGGGGTGCAGCTTGAAGCATACGCCCAGGCCCTGGCCAATATGGGAATCAGGGTCCAGAGGAAGAAGATCCTGCACCTCAAGAAAGACGGGACCTATTCGTTCCGAGATTACCCGGCGAACGATGTGAACCGGTGGCGGGTCTTCGGGGCGTTGAAGACGGTCTACGACTATATCGAAGCCTCCAAATGAAGATTACGAAAAAATATTGCAAAAATACGCATTTTCATTGACTTAGGCGGTAGGTGTTGTATCGTAAAGTTACAGATTATTAAGAAAGGATGTGCAGAAAATGAACGAAAACCTCGCAACCATAGGCAACAACGCCCTCGTCCTCGATTCGCCGGAGGATACCTTGACACAGGAGGCCAGCCTGATTGAACAGCAGGCCAGCAGCGTGGTTGTCACCAATGACGCCGAATACGCTGTGGCCGGCGATCTTACGAAGGCGGTCAAACAGATGCAGAAGAAGGTGAAGGACTATTGGGAGCCGATGCGCGTGAACGCCAAGGCGGCCTATGATGAGGTCCTAGCCCACAAGAAGGAGATGCTTGACCCTCTGGAGGCTGCGGAGAAGATCCTGAAAGACAAGATGGGGGACTACTCCATGGAGAAGGAGCGGAAGCGCCGGGCGCAGGAGGAGGCTATGCGGAAGCTGGCCGAGCAGGAAATGAACCGCAAGCTGGAGGAGGCCACCCGGGCGGAGGCTGCCGGAGACACCGCTGGCGCCGAGTTCGCTATGGCGGAGGCTGAGGTGATGGAAGGGGTGTCCATCAGCGGCAGTATCCAGATGCAGACTCCGAAGGCGGCCGGCGTGAGCCAGAGCAAGACCTGGGAGATCGTCAGCATCGACAGTTCAAAGGTCCCCGTTTCCTTTGAAGGCGTGGAGATCCGGCCGGTCGATGTCAAGGCGGTCATGCGGCTTATCAGGGAGTCCAAGGGAACGGTCCAGATTCCGGGCGTCCAGTACCGGGATTCGGTCAGTATCAGCGTCCGGGCGTAACCGGGCAGGATAGGAGGTCAATATGTCAAACGAAATGGTAAGTGCGAACCTTGGAGCTATGGCCCCAAAGCAAAAGGCCAGTGGAGGCGGGCAACTCAGCGTCTTTGCTAATGCCGAGAGCTTCAGCCTGGCAACACGCATGGCGACCGCCTTGGCGCAGTCTACGGTGGTTCCGAGAGCATATCAGGGGAATGTGGGCAACTGTATGATTGCCATTGAGATGGCATCCCGCATAAACACTAGCCCGATGATGGTGATGCAGAACCTCTACATCGTGAACGGGAACCCCGCATGGTCTAGCCAATGGATTATCGCCATGATTAACAGTAGCAAGCGGTATAAGACGGAGCTTCAGTTTGAGTTCGGCCACGATCCCGCTGATGGGGGTCTGAGTTGCAAGGCTTGGGCGGAAGATTACTCCGGGCACCGGGTAGAAGGCCCGAAGATCACCATGAAGATGGCTCAGGATGAAGGGTGGTCCACCAAGTCCGGGAGCAAGTGGAAGACAATGCCGGAGGTTATGATTCGGTATCGGGCAGCTTCATTCTTCGGGCGCATGAATTGCCCTGACATGATTATGGGCATCTACTCACAGGAGGAGGTCATCGACATGGGTGACAGTTATAGTGGCCCGATTGCCGAGGACTTCATCGTCAACCCTGAGACCGGAGAAGTAATCAGTTCAGAAACGGAGCCTGATCCACCTATCTCTCAGGAGCAGCGGCAATATATGTTCAGCCTGGCGAAGACGCATTTGGGTACAGACGCAAACAATATCCTGAAAGAATTGGTAGTAAAGCAAGGGTATGACTCTACAAACGGTATGCCCGTTTCTGCCTATAATCAAGTTATTAGCGAAATAATGCGGCTGGCTGAGGAGAAGAGCACGACGCAGACTAGCACGGAGCCAGTATCTGTGGACGGAGGCATCAACGAAGATCCTGCCAAGTAGAAACAGTGAACTGGTGGCTAGTCCGCCATGAAGGCAGGTGATGAAATGGCATGGGTCAGTGTGCATGATAATGTGATGGGGGGTAAGCTCCGAGAACTGGCAAAAGAAATTGGCTGTACACAGGAGGAGGCTCTGGGTATCCTGGTGTCGCTTTGGATATGGGGCCTCAACAACGCAGACAAGGACGGTAAGCTGGTGAGCGCCGATAGGGAGGATGTCCTGGAGGCTTTCAGTGTGAAAATGGTGAGTGGCCTGAAGGTTGACATCGTTGACACACTCGTCAAGACCAGGTGGATGGATGAGCCGGAGCCAGGCTCCTTGTATATCCACGATTGGGACCAATGGCAGGAGCAATGGTATAAAGCCATTGAACGCCGGGAAAAGGATGCGAAACGAAAGGCCGAATACCGGCAAGGCAAGCGGTCTGAACAGGATCGGGCTGGTGTTGCTGGCAAAAAGAATGGTGGACTCAACCAGGAGGCCCTATGGGGCAACGATGGAGAGCCGGAAGCTCTGGCACAACCGGAGGAGCCAAGGTATGCTCCGGCATTTGAGGAGTTCTGGCAGGCGTACCCCAGGAAAATCGGGAAGGGAGAGGCGTACAAGAAGTACCAGACCCGCCGAAAGGATGGGTATTCCGACGCCGAACTGCTGGAGGCGGCCCAGAATTATGCGATAGACTGCCGACGCAGGAAGACGGAGAAGGAGTACATCAAGCACCCAAAGACCTTCCTGAGTGACAGCCTTCCGTTCCTGGACTACCTCCCCAAAAAGGAGGAACCACGGGACGGCCCAGGAATGGCGAAGACAAATCCGTTTGCAGAATGGGGTGAAAATACCTAATGTCAGAAGGTATGTTCAACGCTTTTGAATTTATGAAGAACATCGCAGCCCATAGCTTGACCAAACAGGTAAGGAGCCCCGGAGATTATGTGGGTCCGGACGGCCTTTTAGTATGCGGTAAGTGTGGGGAGGCAAAGCAACGGTTCATGGATTTTGCCAATCCTACCCCGGAGGACCCGGACCACACCAGCAAGCTCAAGGTTGCTACGATGTGCCGCTGTGAACGGGAAATTGAAGGGAAGAAGAAGCATGAAGCGCAGGTAGCCGAGGATATGGAGCGTATCCGAAAGCTGAAAAAGGCAAGTCTTATGGATGAGAAGTTCTCCACCGCCACCTTCGAGCACTTCAAGCCCACCAAGTACAACGGGAGGAACCTGAAGCTCTGCTGGCGGTACGCCGAGAAGTTCGACCTCATGCTGGAGAAAAATCAAGGGCTTTTGTTCTGGGGCGACGTAGGGACCGGGAAGAGCTATGCGGCGGCCTGTATTGCAAACTACCTGCTTGACCGAAAGATCCCGGTCATTATGACCTCGTTCGTGAAGCTGCTGGAAGTCATCCAGGCCAGCAGGGAAGAGGAGCCGGCGATTCTGTCCAGACTTGGATATGCCAGACTTGTTATCTTCGATGATCTGGGGGCCGAGCGGGGTACAGATTATGCTCTGGAGAAGGTCTACAACATCATCGACAGCCGGTATCGCAAGGGGTTGCCCATGATCCTGACAACCAACCTCAGCCTCGATGAGATGAAGCGGGAGGTTGATGTTCGGTATAGCAGGATCTACGACCGTATCTTTGAAAACTGCTATCCGATGCAGTTCACCGGCCCGAGCTGGAGAAAGGTAGAGGCGAACCGCAGATTCAAGGATATGGAGAAACTGCTGGAGGAGGATTGATACCCAATGGGGGAAGTCGGTGAAAGAGGATACCTGAAAATTGGGAATGAGGCAGACCGGGTGGCCGTGGCCTCCATCCTGTATAAGAACGGCTACACCGTTAGGCCGGTCCGACGGAAAAAGAACGGGAAGAGCTATGAATACTTCCTGTTCTACCAGATGAACAGCATGGACGAGGAGGCTGGCGGCGATGAAGGTTAAATTCACTGTTCTCGGGGAGCCAGCCGGGAAAGGGCGGCCCCGATTTAGAAGCGTCGGCCCTTATGTAAAGACTTATACCCCAGAGAAGACGGTAAGCTACGAAAACCTCGTTAAGCTGGAGTACAGGCGGCAGTGCAGCGACTATCGTTTTCCGGATGATACGCCATTGGACATGAGAATCATGGCCTATTACGGAATACCGAAAAGCACCAGCAAGAAGAAACGAAAGGAAATGCTTGAGTGGCGCATCCGCCCACTGAAAAAATGCGATTGGGACAACATTGGAAAGATAATCGCAGACAGTCTGAACGAGATCGCATACAAAGATGATGTTCAGATTGTTGATGGTCAGGTCAGGAAGTTCTATTCGGACCAACCGAGAGTTGTTGTGACGATACAGGAGGCGTCCCTTAATCTTTGACGTGTGATTACCGAAGCATCACTTTTGATGCCTTATATGGAATGGAGGAGCATGAAAAAGGCAAGGTTTCAAGAGCGGATATGCGTCAGGTGCGGGAAATTGTTTACCCCGTCGTCTGGGACACAGAAGTATTGCTCTACCTGCAAAAAAGACGTAACCCGTGAAAAATCGTCGCGCTTCAGAAAAATGCAAAAAGAACGTGGCAAACAGCTTCAGTGCTGCATTTGTGGTGCACCGTTTGGCGAAATGGTACACGGTAAACCGTACTGTTGGAAGCACCGCGCAAGATACCAAAAGTACAAGAGCTTTGATTTGCCGGGAAGAGCGCATCCCCCTATATGCAGTTTCGAAATTGAGGGCGAAACGCTCACAATTACCACGGCGAAGAAAGAGAAGATCCTTGCTGATGCTGAAGATTTTGAAATTTTGAAAGACCTCTCGTGGAGGTTGAACAGCAACGGATATGCAGTATCGGGAAGCAGGGGGTCAGATGTCTATATGCACCGCCTGGTAATGAAAGAAAGATTGACAGAGGGGGAGGAAATAGACCATATCAATGGAGACACAGCGGACAACAGGAAGAAAAATCTCAGGATCTGTGAACACAAAGAAAACCTGAGAAATCTCGGAATCCAGAAGAACAACACAAGCGGTCATCCTGGAGTGTATCTGACCGCTACCGGAAAGTATAGAGCTATCATCACGGCCGATTATAAAGCGATAAACCTTGGCACATTTGACACGTTCGAGGAAGCAGTATCTGTCAGAAGAGACGCTGAAGACAGATACCACGGAATATTTGCTGGACACATCAGAAGAGAAATGAAAAAGGAGTGAGGCGCATGAGCAGGGAACTCGAATTTGACGGATGGTGGGAGGGAGATGAGGTCTTCACATGTGATACATGTGGGAAGCGAGTAAAGTTTCGTTTCGACAGCGAAGATGTCGGAACAAAAGAACATAGAGCCGAACTTAGGAAGCAGGGATGGCTCTCAACGAAAGTGAACGGTCGGTTCATTGATTCATGCTCCGAGGACTGCCGGAACCGTTATATCAGAAATCAGACGATTTGATAGGAGGAACAGAAAATGTTTGCAAATGACCTGAGTTTAAGCCTGAAGAGCGAGACCTTCTCTGCGCTGAAAGAGGATTTCGACAGCATCCTGGCCCGGACCATCGGGAACATGGAGATGAAGGGGGCCGAGGAAGCCACTGTGACCCTGAAGCTGGGCATTTCCCTGGAAAAGAGCAGCGTGAACAGCCCGAGCGGCCTTCAGGAGATCACAAAGCCGTCCTTCAAGCACGACATCAGCTCTGTGATGCAGGTGAAGGACAAGAAATCCGGCGCTCTCACTGGCGATTATGAACTGGTGTGGGATGCCGCAGAGGGGAAGTATGTGATGCGCCGCATTGATAACGGGCAGGTGAGCATCTTCGACAGTGCTCAGAGCGCCGGTGACGTGATCGATGCCGATTACACCGCACTCCCCGAAGGCCAGCGTGGGCTTCCTGAAGCCTCTCAGAACGATGAAGAGGCGGGGGATACCTCCGATACAGACGAGGCGGAAAACACCGAGCCTGACTCCGCCAACGAATCCGTGAACACCCCCGACGATACCTCCACGCCGTTCGGCTGGCTGAAGCAGTTCGCCGGCATGGATATGCGGGTGACCGAAGCGATGGGCAACTATACTGTCCGTACCGCCGAGAACAAGATCGTGCTGTCCTCTGCCACCAGCGAGACCTCTCCGTTCTACTGCCCGGCCGAAAAACTGGCGGCCCATGTCGGCCATAAGGTGTCCTGCGTCGGTTATGGCGATGAGAACGGTGCAATCATCAATGTCTCCGTGGAGTGTGAGGACTGCAACGAGGTCCTTTTTGATCTGAGCGCACCAGGCGTGGTGGAGATGACCGACGAGGAGATCGCTGCGTCTGTTGAGGAGGAAAACACTGGGAGTTACAACTACGAGGCCCCGGAGAACGACAAGGAGGCTGAATAATATGAGAAAGCTGCTGCGGAGTATGGCGAAGGCCAAAATGGAGCGGATGGGATACTCCAAGGTGAATCGGCGGATGGCATATGGTCAGTGGCGTGAGGTGCTGGGGAAGTGGGCCTACCCTGGCTTCTATGGAAAGAAGTACCAGAACAAGGGGAGCCGGCAACCCATCCTGAAGTATTGGGGATAAAAACCATGATGACTGCGTTTAGAGTTATCGTGCTCATCGTCCTTGCGGTCACCGGCCTTGGCTCGGTTGCGGATGGCGTGGGCAGCCGTAAGGAATACGTCAGCGCATTTCTGGTATCTGGGGTTCTCTTTTTGGCGTCCATCGCTGTTGAGGCCCTTCTGTAAGCAACAGAGCAAGGGGAGAGCTGTATATGAAATCGCCAATCGACATCATCAAGGGGCGGATCGTTGATTACGACCCCAGAACCAGCGAGGTCACCATCAAGGCCCGGTATCCAGACTGGATGATGCTGACAAAGCGGGAGTACCGGGACTGCAACATCCAGCTCATCGACGGGCGCCCCCTGTCTAATAAGCAGCGCCGTACCTGCTATGTACTCCTGAAAGACATCTCCAAGTTCACCGGAATGGGGCTTGACCCCACGAAGGAGTACCTGAAGATCAAGTTCTTGACCGAAGATTTGCAGGAGACGGCAGACCAGATGTTCTCCCTATCCTCCGCACCGATGAGCCTGGTGTGCGCCTTCCAAAGATTTCTGGTACATTTTCTCATTGACTGGGAAATTCCGTGTAGCATCCCCTTGCTCGACTTCGTCGATGATGTCCAGGATTACCTGTACGCCTGCCTGACGGCGAAGAAGTGCTGCATCTGCGGGAAACCGGCCGACCTCCACCACATGGACCACGTCGGAGCAGGCCGAGACCGCGAGGTTATTATCCATGAGGGAATGAAGGTGTTGCCCCTCTGCCGTGAGCACCACACGGAGGCTCACCAGATTGGGCAGCTCACCTTCAACGACAAGTACCATATCAGCGGCGGCATCATCCTTGACCGGAAAATGTGCAAGCTGTATGGAGTGAAGGCAAAGGAGGAAGACAATGCTCAATAAATGGGAGGGCATGGGGCGGCTCACCAAAGACCCGGAGCTGCGGAGAACGCCATCCGGTACGGCTGTTGCTACATTCAGCATCGCCGTTGACCGGGACTTCAAAGGTAAGGACGGCGAGCGGGAGACCGACTTCATCGACATTGTTGCCTGGAGGCAGACGGCCGAGTTCGTGAGCAAGCATTTCACAAAGGGCCGAATGGCCGTGGTTGAGGGCCGGCTTCAGATCCGGGATTACACCAACAAAGACGGCCAGAAGAGGCGGATTGCGGAGATCGTTGCGGATAACATCTACTTCGGCGACAGCAAGCGCAATAATGATGGAGAGGGTTCCGCATACAACGATCCGCCGCCTTATGCCGACGGATATGAAACGGGAAATGACTGGAGCGAAATCGACGAAGGAGACGGAGAATGTCCGTTTTGATAGGAGATAGGTATGGAGAAGAGCAAAATTGAATGGACCGACAGCACCTATAATCCGGTAACGGGGTGCTACAACAACTGCCCGTATTGCTACGCCCACAGGATCGCAAACCGTCTAAAGGGCTGCGATAACTGCCCCAGCGGAATTGTTCCTTCGCAGGCCAGAATCATAGAGTTGGACCACCGGCTCCAAGCCACTAGCAAGGACGGAAAAAAGAGAAATGCTGCCTACCCATTCGGATTTACACCGACGTTCCACGAATACCGGCTTGATGACCCGAAAAGCAAGGGCTTTGGGAAGAACGTATTTGTGTGCTCAATGGCGGACCTCTTCGGCCCTTGGGTGCCGGATTCCTGGATTGAAAGAGTGTTCCGGTCCTGCCTTGACGCTCCGGGCCATCGTTACCTGTTCCTGACGAAGAATCCGATCCGGTATGCCGAACTTGCCGAGGCAGGTATCCTCCCGAGGCGGGATGACTTCTGGTACGGTAGCACAGTCACGGGGCCGGAGATCCCCGCCTTTTATGGCGGCGGATATAAAACCTTCGTCAGCATTGAACCGATCCTGAATCCCTTCGACTCCCCCGGTAGCGGCGGTATTGCAGATACCATAGATTGGGTCATCTTTGGGGCCGAGACCGGGAACCGAAAGGATAAGGTTGTGCCAGAGCGGAGCTGGATTGAGGGTGCCGTGAAGGTGTTCAAGAACAGTGGGAAGCCGGTGTTTATGAAGGACAGCTTGAAGCCGATCTGGGGCGAGGCTATCCTGACTGAATTCCCTTGGGAGGACTGAGGCGGATGGGGCAGCACCGGGAAGAGCTGACTGCGAGGTAGACCATGGCAAAGCAAAGTGGGTATCTCAAACGGAAAAAGTCTGAAATGGGAGTCTACCGTCAGGCGGAGAAGGAGACTTACATCCAGTTTATGTCTGATATGTTCCAGATCGCCTTGAACGACCCGGATGTCATGGGAAAAGATGTTCTGGGCGAGGCTAGGATAAGACGTGTGGCAGAGGCCGCCAGCAGGAACTTCGATACCTTCCATGGAGCACTGGAGAATATCCCGGAAGCCGACTACTTCCAGGAAAAGCTCGATTCCAGGCTCAGGAGGATTTTCAAAGAGAAACTGGTGCCATTTGCGAAACGGTATCCCTGGCTCAAGAAGCAGGTCTACTAATCGGTCAGGGAGGAGTGAGGTGAGAGGGCTTCTGACATGGAGGAGAAACGATATGATGTCGCTGTGGTGAAGGAGCGGCTGAATGAATACCGTGAGAAAGAGCGGGATATAGACAACCAGATTGAACGTCTGGTGCGTCTGGTCACTAAGATGAGTAGTGTCGGGGCCCAGACCATCACTGATATGCCAAGATCCCCGGGATCGGATGGTGACCGCATCGGAAAGCTCGTTGCGGAGAAGGAGGAGCTGGAGGCTTGTATCCGCAACGACGAGCAGGACCAGAAAGAGGAGTGGGGTAAGATCGAAGCCATCTTGTCCAAACTCAGGCACTCGGATGAACGGGCAGTAATCCGTATACGGTATCACGACAGAGAGAGCTGGTCCACGGTCGCTGAAGTCATCTTCGGAAATGTGAAGGACTACCTTGACAGGGAGGGAACCTACATCCGGCGGGTGCATAAAATCCACGGCTCCGCCCTTCTGAACATGGCGAAGATCATGGAGGACGAAGAACTGGATACAGAGGTTCCTGCGGCTATGTAGCCTATATTCCATCATCCAGAAACCTTCCAGCGGCTTTAGGCGCCAATTTGAACAGGGCGGAGTAGTCCGATTGGGCTGCTTCGCCCTGCGCTTGTTTTCGTTGATATTAGAAAATTTCTTTCAAAAATAATCGAAAACACATTGACTTAGACGCCCGGTGTTGTAAAGTAAAGTTACGATAAATCAACACAAAATGAACCGATAGAAGGAGTAATTGATATGAAAAACGAGTATCTGGAGAAGATTTGTGACCGTATTCAGAACGGGGAGGAAGTCGGAAGAAACCAGCGGGAGCTGGCTTGGGCATACAAGCAGCCGGCCTACCAAAAATTCGGGCGAATCTGTCTCGAACATCCTATCCAAAGAGATGAAGATGCGGCGGCCATCGCTCAGGAGCTTTCCTTGGCCGGCATCAATGAGTTGTACATCACCTGCCAGTTCAGCAATCAGCTTGACCAGTGGGCGGTGATGGACGCCTTCGGCCTGAAGCTGCGCGGGATTGGTTTCATCGACAATGCAGACTACATCGCCGACGTTGAGCGGTGGGGTAGCAGCTTCCTCCCCGAGACGGTTGCGGCCCTTCGGTTCAGCTTCAAGGAGGATACGAAATGAAAGAAATCGCTTGCCCGTACTGCGGAGCCAAGAAGGCGCTCGGATACCTGTGCCCGGAATGTGGCAGGACAGGGAAGCGTGTGTTTGTTATAGCCTACCGATCAAGCTATGGCTTTCAGGAAAGGGAGGTTGAAGGTTTCGACAATGCTTCGACAATGCTCAGGATCAGGTGGCGTCTATCATCAATGCTGGGTGCTTCTTGGTGGGGATCACAGAGAAGGAGGTCAGGAAGTGAGAGAGCTGCAAAAGGCTGAGGCTCTGAACCGAATGAAACTGCTTGGTATCTTCCCGGAGGCCATCAAACAGTTCGACCGGAACGGAAAGGTCAGCATCAGCGAGCCTCCGTTTGGGACGCTATATTGGGCGGAAGACTGGGATCTCGACCGCATTGAGCAGTTCGAGGAGGACCACGATGCCTTGGTCTACCTGGTGATCCGCAGTTACACAACATACGGGAAAATGGACGACTACCTGTACGTCAGCAAGTACGAGGAGGAGTGGGAGCAGGACAGGGAGGATCTGAAGAACGGGATGCCCTTGGCATATACCTTCAACTTCGATGACCCGCAGCTTTCCGAAATCGGATATATCGTCATCGAGAAGACAATGGCGGGCGGATTGACCCGCACCTGGTAAGGGGGGTATTGGTATGGAATGGATTCGATGGAGCAGATGGGACAGTAATGGCCGAATCGAGAGAGGCCAGATGCGATGGCAGGATATTCAACTGAACCTCCAGAAATTCGAGCAGGAGGCCAAGAAGCTGTTGGATGAGACCGGTGCCGACCATGTGGTCTACGGAATGAAGATTTACGAGGATGGGCACTTGAAAGAAGTGCGGTTCTACCTTCAGCCGATGAGCGAAGAGGAGTTCGACCGGGTGGCATCCCTCAGCGGAGTCATTGTATATGCACTCCACAAAAATGGATAGTTGTGTGAAGAAATGAGGATGGATTTGGCATGAGTGAAGTTAAGTTGAAAAAATTGCTCTTTTATAACGGAATGTTTAACCGGGAAGGGCGCAAAATGAGGTCTGTTTTTGAGCGTGAGGTATCCAATGGCACTGCTGCCTACCGTCTATGGAGGAGCGATGGAAAGCCGGATCTTGATTACCCTCGCGCCGAGAATGATAAGTATATCTTGTATGTAGAAATCAACGGTTACTTGGCTCCTCTTGGCGTAACCGACTTCTACTTGGTAGATAATTGTGGGTTTGCCGCCGCCACAGAAAGCCTTTATGGCGGGCAAGAAGAGAGAGAACGATATTTTGATACACTGCGCCAGAATGGGAACACCAGGAACAAGACTATATTAGCCGCACTGGATCGGGAGAGGGCAGAAATCAAAAGATTTGGAGAAGATCCCGTCAGGCAGGCTGATTATATCAAGGCTATGCTGGATAGCAGGGTTGAAAAATATCTGGCCGCCAAAGAGAACGGTGGCGACACATTCCCGGACTTCGTAGGGGCCTTGGCCCTTGGAGAACTTGATGAGTGCGTTAAACTGTCTGCTATTTACCGATCCAAAAAAGAGGCAAAAGATTGGGAGCGGTATGCCCGCATCAAAGCAGAGGAACAGGCCCATTACGAAGAGGAGAACCGCAAGGCAGAGAAAATGGTCACTGATGCAATCGGCATCCTTCGGGGTGAGGGAGTTCTTGAAAATGAATGGGTAAAGTTCTATCAGGAAGACGGCCGTTCCCATACTTACTCCATCATCAACTACCTGATGAGGAGGTATGGGGTGGATGTCCCGCTCCGTACCCAGGGATGGATTAACGAAAAGCTGTCCAGCATCACGATTAAAGATGGGCGGTGTGAGCAACTGCGATATCTGCGGTCTAAGGGAGGAAGGTGTTCACAGAAATTCTTTGGCTGCATGAATGAATTGATATGTGCGGCTACTCGTGGGAAAAAGGAGAAACCGGAATGAAATATGCGGTGATTGCGACCTATGTGAACGGAACATCCACCGGAGCCACCATAAACGCAGGAAGTAGCAGGGAGGCATGGTCGAAGGCTCTGCGCTTGTTCAACGAAGGACAGAATATCCAAAGCATACAGGTGTCCGCAATTCTCACGGAGGAGTGCTGCGGGGAAACTTGAGAGGGAAGAATGATTAAGTGTGTGATATGCTGCGATTTCTGCGGTCAACCGGTCCCAACCCGCATTGAAGAAACGCCGCTTGGCCCGGTTGAGGTTATTGAGACAGGAAAAACGAAGGTTTGGGATACTGGTAGCCACCTGACCTTGTGTAAAAGATGTGCCGCCCTCATAGACGCCGAGCTTGAGCTGTTCAAAATGAGGGTACTGTGTAGTGAGGCGAAGCCTGGATTATCTGTACCCGCACAAAAGAACACGAAAAGGCACCAAAAGGCATTGTAACGCATCGTTTTCCTGTGCTATCTTGTATAACAGAAAATTTGGATGAACCGTTAGGGGACGGAAAATCCAGAAAGCGTCACCGACTGGTGGCGTTTTTTTATTTGCTGACTGGAGGAACAGGAAATGGAAAAGCGCATCGAAATGGTGCAGCGCCGTGTCGGTGACCTGAAACTGGACTTCGGCAACCCCCGCAAGATCAAAAAGCAAAAACGGGAGGATTTGGAGGAGTCCCTGGATAAATACGGCGACTTCGACATCATCGTCATCAACGATAAGGACCAGGTCATTGGCGGTAATCAGCGGGTGACTATATTCCAGAAAAAGGACCCGGACATGATCGTCGAGTGCAAAATGCTCGTCGGGTACACTGTGGCGGAGCTGAAGTATATCAATATCAAGCTGAACAGCCACGCCGGAGAGTGGGACCTGGATGAGCTGGGAGACTGGACGGCCGATCTGATGGGCAGCTTCAAGTTGGATCTGGAGAAGCCCCCGAAGCCCGTGGAGGATCGTATCATCAAGGAGATGGAGCCTATCCACTACGAGCAGTACGACTATGTCCTGATCGCCTGCCGGAATGAGCTGGACTACAACGACCTCGTTCGGAAGCTCGGCATCGAAGGCGGCCAGGTCAAGGTAGCCAAGAGCCGGAAGATCAAGGGCCGGGCCATCTGGTATGATGACTACAAGGGCCGCATCCTGAGCAAAGAGGAAGCGGAAGAACTGGACGGAAGCGGGGAGGTAGAGGAATGATTCAGTTTGCGAAACCCGACATCACCTCTACCGAGATCCTGAAGGTCGAATCTACACTGAAAAGCGGTTGGCTTACTAGCGGGCCGAAGGTGGCTTCCTTCGCCACGGAGGTCGCCCACCACAGCGGCGCCGACCACGCCGTCTGCTATGATAGCTGCACCGCCGCCATGGAGATGAGCCTGCGGGCCCTGGGGATCGGACCCGGGGACGAAGTGATTACCACTCCGTTCACATACTCCGCCACGGCGGAGGTCATTCGGAACGTGGGTGCCAAGATCGTGTTTTGTGACCTGAAGCCTGGGACCTTTGAGATGGACTATGGCAGGTTGCCGGAGTTCATCACCGAGCGGACTAAGGCGGTCATGCCGGTTGACTACGGTGGGATTCCGTGCCGGTACGGAGACCTGTTTCAAGCGATTTCCAGCAAAGCCAGCCTATATCACCCCTCTACGCCTCTGCAAAAAAGCATAGGTAGGGTTGCCGTTGTGGCTGATGCCGCCCATAGCTTCGGCGCCAGCTACGAAGGTTATTCCGTTGGGTGCGTGGCCGACTTCACCTGCTTCAGCTTCCATGTCCTGAAGCCCATCACCACCGGAGGCGAGGGTGGAGCGGTTGTCTGGCGTGACTTCGATAACATCGACAACGACCTGCTGGAGCGGCACCTAGCCCTCCTTGGGGACCACGGGCAGACAGGAAAGAATATCTCCGGCATCCACGGCCGGGAGTGGGAGTACGACATCGCCCTGTTCGGCTATAACCACATTATGACCGATGTGGATGCTGCGGCTGGCCTTGGACAGCTTGACCGCATGGAGGAGCTTTGTTCTGACAGAAAGGCCCTGACGAAGCTCTATTATTTGAATCTGCCCAGCAGTGTGGAGGCGGCCCTTCAACATTTTGGAAAGGACTACACCAGTTCCATGCACCTGTTCCCAATCCGTATTCCCGGGGCAGGCGAGAGTGAGAGGAACCGGGTGTTTGCGAGCCTGCTTGATGACGGCATCGCCTGCAATGTCCACTACAAGCCGCTCCCCATGTTCACCGCCTATATCCGGGAAGGCTTTGATATTCAGGACTACCCGGCGGCCTATGATACCTACAAGAATCTGATTACGCTCCCGTACCACACGCACATGACTGTGGATGACGTGGAGCGGGTCTGCGCTGCGGTCGAGAAGGCGGTGAAGGCCCTGTGACTACCGCAATTTTGCAGGGGGCCACTGTCCTGATTACCGGCGGGACGGGAACCTTCGGAACCGCTTTCCTCGATGAGTGTCTGGCAGCCGGGGCGGACGAAATCCGCATCTTCAGCCGGGATGAGAAAAAGCAGTACGATATGGCCCAGAGATACCGGGAGAACCACAATGTCCGGTTCTTCCTGGGGGACATCCGGGACAAGAGATCTATCGATGCCGCCATGTACGGGGTCGATTTTGTTTTCCATGCCGCTGCTATGAAGCAGGTTCCGTCCTGTGAGAGCTTCCCTATGGAAGCGGTGAAGACCAACATCAACGGCAGCGAGAACCTGTTGCTGGCAGCCATCCAGAAGCGGGTGCAGAAGGTGGTCTGTTTATCAACCGACAAAGCTGTGTACCCCACCTCGGCCATGGGCATGACGAAAGCCTACATGGAGAAGTTGGCCTTCCAGAAGGCCGAGCAGCAGAGTGGTACGGAAATCTGTGTGACTCGGTTCGGTAATCTGGTAGCCTCCCGAGGCTCCGCTGTGCCACTGTTCATTGAACAGGTACAGAACGGTATGCCCATCACCATTACAAACCCGGCTATGACCCGGTTTATGATGACAGTGAAGGAGGCCGTGGCTCTGGTCCGGCAGGCATTTGCTGTTGGCCGGAACGGTGAGCTTCTGGTGAAGCGGTCAGCCGCCTGTACGACCGGGGATCTGGCGAAGGCAGTCTGCGAATATATGCACCTGTCGGTGAACTACCCGGTCGTGCAGATCGGGATTCGCCCCGGGGAGAAAATGCACGAAGCTCTGCTTACCGAGGAGGAGGCAGAGATCGCTACGGTCAAGGGGGACTATGTGGTAGTATCCCGAGACCGGAAGGGCGTCAAAAAGCTGGATGTACCGTATCGGTCCGATTTGGCCGAGCGAATGGATGAACCGGCAGTGCTCCGGCTGATTGAGAGCGTTTTTGAGGGAGGGGTGAGCTGACATGAAGAAACATCTGTTTGTGGTGGCCCACCCTGACGATGAAGTTCTGGGCGCCGGTGCCTTTATCTACGATGCCATTCGGCGAGGAGACAAGGTGGCCGTGACCGTCCTGAACAACTGCGACACCACTAGGTATCGGGATGATGAAACCAGGATCATGAAGGACCTGGAGAGAAGCCATGCCGCCTTGGGGGGTGGCATCCGCCGGGACCTGTTCTACTACACCGACAGCAACTTTCATAACGCAGATCACCGGCAGATGGTACAGGACATTGAGGGCGTCATCCGCGATTTTCAACCGGACATCATCTTTACGCAGCACCCCGGGGACATCAACACCGACCACTACTGGACGGCGGCGTCCTGCATGGAGGCGTTCCGGCTGTGGCAGAGGGGCAGAGGAGAATACCACCCGGTCGAGGCCCTGTATCTGATGGAGGTCCAGTCCTCTACGGATTGGGCCTTGAACCCATCGGAGGAGCGGTTCAAGCCAAATACCTTCGTTGAGATATCCCCGAAGGCGGTAGACGCTAAGGTTGACGCCCTGGCGGCCTATGAGAATGTAATCCGACCGGTTCCGCACCCCAGGTCCACAAAGGCACTGTATGCGCTGCCGGTTCTGCGGGGAGCCCAGGCTGGCTACCCGCTTGCCGAGGCGTTTGAGTGTGTGTTCAGGAGGGGAGACCTATGATCCTGACCTCGCACCAGCCCGACTTCCTGCCTTACATGGGCTTCTTTTACAAGACAGCCCGCAGCGATGTGTTGGTCCTGTCCGATGATGTCCAGTTTTCCAAAAGCGGTATGCACAACTGGAACCGGATTAAGACCCCGGCGGGTGCCCAGAAGCTGACCATCCCGGTCCATGCCCATCACGACACGCCGCTCTGTCAGATCGAAATTGCAGACCCCGGCCATGGCATCGGGCGGGCGGTGAAGACGATTGAGCAGCACTACCGCAAGGCTCCCCACTACGGAGAAGGGGCGGAGCTGCTGGAGATCATGCGGTTCTTCTCCGGCCCCGGAAACTCCCAGCTCACGGAGATGAACGAAAGCCTCATCCTCCACATCTTCGACCGGTTTGGCATCAAGCCTCTGGCGATCCTGCGGGCCTCCGCCCTGGGTATCCAGGGACACAAGGATGAACGCATCTTCCAGATGTGCGAGGAGACCGGGGCGGATACCTACCTTAGCGGCCGGGGTGCTGCGGACTACCACCAGCCGGAGGAATATATGCTCCAAGGCATCGACCTGATTTACACCGACTATGAGCCGGTTCAGTATCAACAGCTCTACGGGGAGTTCATCCCGAATCTGTCTGTACTGGACTATATTTTCAACTGCGGATATGAACTTCCGAGGGGGTGGAAGAAGTGAAGCAACCGACCTTCGGCATCTATATCCCCAGCTATAAGCGGGCAAATACCTGCACGGCTCACCGCTTCCTCCAGTACGGAACGTACATCGTCCGGGCAAGCGAGGAGGCGGAATACCGGGAGGCCCTGCGGGATGTAGAGGACCATATCAAGGTGTGGGCGGTGGAGGATGAGCTGATCTGCGGCCTGACCGAAGTGAACCAGTGGCTCATCGACAATGCCCCGGAGGATGTCATCGCCATCCTGGACGACGATATTCACCACTTCTACTACCGGATGTATGAAACGGTGTCCCTGGAGGACCCCGAGGTCGTCACGGCGGAGCTGGAGCGGATCGGGCAGCTCATGTCTGACCTGAAGATAGGATTCGGGGCGACAGACGCCACCATTCGCCCCTGGAACTATGACTGTGAGTTCTCCTTCAAGGGGTGCGCCGGGGCGGTCCGGTGGGTCAACCGGCCGGTTTTCAAAGCGAAATGCCATAAGGAACTGGAGTACAACTACGACCTGGACCTCGTGCTCCAGGAACTTCTTGTGAACCGGGTGATCCTGAAGCCCAAATATTTCTGCTCGAAGGGGCTGACCGATACCAATGAGGGCGGAGCCTCCGGGAAGAAGAGGGGAGACCAAGTAGCCAGCATCAATCTGATGAAGTCCAAATGGGGGAAGTATTTCTCCTACAACATGAAGACGAATGTGCCCCACATCAATGTGAAACGGTAGATTTTGAAAAACTTTTGCAAATATTCGCATTTCCATTGACTTTTAGCCGGTATCAGTTAAGATATAGTAAAGGCCAAAAATGTTAAGATTTGGCCTTGAAAAAGGCTGAAAGGATGATGAATTTGGCATTTCAGATGCTCACAAGAACTGGAAGAAACTTCTATGAGGTTACGTCCGTCATGCAGAACTCGATCCGAAAGGGCGACTACGAACTGGCTGGGCATTGCGTATGGGAACTGTTTCCTGGGTACACGCCGTACCTGCGGAAGCGGTTCCTTGTCATTTCTGCTGAGGATTGTTTCGGGGTCATCACGAAAGAGATCGTGGCCCTCTCGGAGATTGGAGATGAAAAGGCTCTGACCCAGGCGCTCGCTCTGATGTGTGCGGCGAAAAAGAACCGGGACGCAGATTACTTCGTCTGCAATCTGATGTTCTGCCCGGAACCGTCCGGGATGACAAAGGACGAACTGGCGAAGGAACTGCACCGGGCGATCCGCAAGCGGGAGGTCGTGAAGGCCGGCCGGCTGTCGGCGGAGCTTTTCAAAAAGAACCGCAAGGAGTTCTGGAAGATGCTGACCCAGACGGCGGAGGTATTCTACCCGCATCTGCTGGATGAGGTCGTGGCCCTGAACCGGGCGAACGACATGGTCAGCAAGCCCTCGGAGGAGACCATCTTCGTTGCAAAGGCAATCGTGCTGATGTGGACGGAGAAGGAACCCCGGGAGGGGGTCCTGGGGTGGGAGGAGATAGATTTCTTCCATCTGCTTGACCCGGACACGATCCCGGTCCCGAAACCGGTGGAGGAGTGCCGGCGGGTGAATGGCCTGTTCCCGGAGTGGGCGTATAACTGGCACACCGCATACGGGAAGTATCAGCTTCATCGTGATGCGGTCCACGCCATCCAGAATGACCAGAAGATCCTGACCCCGCTGGAGGAAAACCTGTTCGATGACTGCACCTGGAATCGGGATATCAATATTTGTCTCCAGAAGCACAACCCGAACCGCTACCAGCTCCCGTTCGATGACGGGAAGCGGAAACCGGAGGAGAAGTATGGAGCGTAAGAGCGATACGGTCCGGCACCTGGTGGCTGCCGGCGACTTCAAAGCTGCACTCCGTATCGCCAAGGATTTCCGGCTGGGGATCTCGAAACAGGATTCGGATGATATGCGACGAGGATATGAATGTCTTGTCCATCCCAGCTTCTATCAGAGTATTGGAAAGAACCCCTCGGAAATTGCTCAAAAGGGCATGGAAACCGTGCAAAGGCTCTACGGCATATAACCCCACCCCTGGAAAACTAAGCCCGCAAAATGGCCCCTGCGCCTTCGTGCGAGGGGCTATTTTCATGCAGAAAGAAGGTGAGATCTGATGGCCCGAAATCCAAAACAGGACGCTAATTTGAAGCCATTCCATAAGGGAGACCTAACCAGTGAGGAAGCTAAGAAGCGTGGACGAGTTGGAGGAGTGAAGTCCGGGGAGTCCAGAAGGGCGAAAAGGGACGCCAAATCGGCCGTCAGATACCTGCTTGAATTGGCCGCAAAAGGCAAGATTGCCGATAACCTGAAGGAGCTTGGCTTCCCGGTTGATGAGCAGACCAACATGGCCGCCCTTCAGGCACGGCTGTTCACCATGGCAATGTCCGGCAACCTTGATGCCTACACGACGCTGATGCGGATGGCCGGCTATGAGCCGGAGGAAAACCGCAAGGAGCGCGAGAGCATTGCGGCCGACCGGCGCCGGGAGCTTGAGCTGGATGCCAAGGTCGCCGCCCTGGGCGCAAACCCGGAGGGCATGAGCGCATCGGTCAATATGAGCGACGAGGACGGCAACAACGATGTTGTCATCTATATGCCGCAGATTGCCCCAGAGGAGAGCTGTGAATTGAAGGAAGAGGAAGGTAAACCAGATACCGGGGAGACCGATAAAGCGTCGTCTGAGCAGTAAGGCGGTGATTGGATGTCACTGATCCTGAAGCCACAGGAAGGCCCCCAGACGATGCTCTTAGCAACACCTGCCCAGATTGCGGTGTACGGGGGGGCTGCGGGAGGGGGAAAATCCTACGGACTGCTTCTGTCGCCGCTTCGCTATAAGAATGTTCCTGGCTTCGGCTGCACCATCTTCCGCCGCAATTTCAATCAGATTTTTGCCCAGGGCGGCCTCTGGGACGAATCTATGCAGATTTACAGAGGTGTGCGTGGATCGGACCCGAAGTACGCAAGAGGCCAGTGGTGGTTCAGGGACAAGGATGGAAGTATCGTTTCCAAGGTGACCTTCGCTCACATCGAGCGAGATGAGGATGTCCACAAGTGGCAAGGCTCCCAGATCTGCGAAATCGGATTTGATGAGCTGACCCACTTTTCCGAAAAGACCTTCTTCTATATGCTCTCCCGTAACCGCTCCACCTGCGGCGTGACCCCGTTTGTCCGGGCCACCTGTAACCCGGATGCAGATAGTTGGGTGGCGAAGTTCATCGAGTGGTGGATCGACCCAGACACCGGCTATCCGATACCGGAGCGCAGCGGAAAAATCCGGTGGTTCATCCGTCGGAATGAGACTCTGTATTGGGCAAACACCCGGCAAGAGCTGTGGGAGCAGTTCAACCTTCAGACAGATGAGGAGCGCCAGGAACCACGTTCGGTGACCTTCATCGCCTCCAAACTGAGCGATAACAAGGAGCTGCTTCGGGTCAACCCCGGATACCTTGCCAACCTAAAAGCCTTGTCAGTCATTGAGCGAGAACGGCTCCTGAACGGCAACTGGAAGATCAAGGCGGCCGCTGGCCTGTTTTTCAAGCGAACCCAACTCGGAGAGATTCTGGAGACCGTCCCCAATGATGTTGTCCAGTGGGTCCGCTGCTGGGACCTGGCAGCTACTGAGAAGACCGAAGATGGAGACCCGGCCTATACCGCCGGCGTCCTCATCGGGAAGAGAAAGAACGGCCGCTATGTGGTGGCCGATGTCATCAACCGGCAGATGTCCGCTTCGGATGTCCGAAAGACCATCAAGCTCACGGCCCAGGCAGACCGGGCCGCCTATAAGCGGGTCCGCATCAGGCTCCCGAAGGACCCCGGGCAGGCAGGCAAGGAGCAGGCAGAATCCTACATCAAGTATTTGGCCGGCTTTGATGTAAAGACCGTGGCCGAAACCGGAAGCAAGGAGGCCAGGGCGGAGCCTATGGCCGCACAGTGGCAGGCCGGCAACTTCGATATGGTCTATGGCCCCTGGAACGAGGAGTACCTACTGCAACTGGAGAATTTCCCGGATGGGAAGTTCAAGGACATGGTGGACGCTTCCGCCAATGGATTTGCCGAGATTGAGGCCAGCGCCTTTAGCCTCAGCAGCCTGATTTGAATACGATACCGGAAAGAGGTGCAACGCATTGGAAAAGCACAAGATCACACAGCTTGACCGTATCGCCAGATATGCCGACCTGATTCAGAAGCAGGCAGGCAAGGCGGTCCGGCCATACCGTGCGGACGGCTATGTGAACATGATGACCCGGTATGGTACGCAGAAGGATGCTTCGGAGCGGTACAAGTTTGTCCCGGAGGACGCTGTCCCTGATGAACTGCTAACCATGTACTATGAGGGGAACGGTCTGTTTGCTAAAATCATCGACACGCCGGCGGAGGAAGCCATAAAGCATGGCTTTGAGCTGAAAGATGTATCGGATCAGACAGTAGAGGATTTTTACACTGAGGCCCTAGATGAGCTGGATTGGGAAGAGACCGCCATGACCGCCATCAAATGGGCACGTCTCTTCGGTGGATCTCTGGCGGTCATGCTCATCAATGACGGCCGTGGCCTGGATGAACCGCTCGACTGGCGGCATATCCAGTCCATCGACGACATTCGGGTATTCGACCGCTCTGTCATCCAGCCTGACTACACGACGCTGTTCAACTACGATCCTAGGGACCCGTTCAGCACCCGGGGCAGCCGCCTCGGCTTGCCGGAGTATTACCAGATCTTTAGCAAGTATGGGAGCTTTACAGTCCATGACAGCAGGTGCCTCGTTTTTCAAAACGGCATCTTGCCCGAGAATACCACGAACTCGATCTATCAGCTCTGGGGCGTACCAGAATACATCCGCCTGCACCGGGCCATCCAGGACGCAGAGGTAGCCCACCGGAGCGCCCCCGAAATGCTTGACCGCTCTGTGCAGCCCGTTTACAAGATGAACAACCTGTCTGCGGAGCTTGCCACAGAGGAAGGCGAAAACATGGTGCTCCGGCGCCTCCAGGCCATTGATATGGCCCGGGGCCTCCTGAACAGCCTGATAATCGACGCCAACGGCGAAGACTACGACTTCAAGACCTTCCAGTTCAGCGGCATCAATGACGTGGTGAGTGCGTCCTGCAATATGCTGTCTGCGTTGTCCAATATCCCGCAGACGATCCTATTCGGCCAGTCCGTCGGGGGAATGAGTTCCACCGATGACACCAGCATGGAAAACTACTACAACTACATCGAGCGGATTCAGCGCAGGATGCTCAAGAGCAACCTGCGTTATTTGCTGTCCATCATCTTCCAGGCCGGCCTCGCCACTGGTGAAGTGGATGAAGTCCCGAAGATCAAGATTAAGTTTAACCCGCTCTGGTCTTTGAGCGATGTGGAACAGGCGGATCTTGAACAGAAGAGGGAACAGACCAAGTTCACCCGGGCTCAGACCGCACAGATCTATGTCAATATGCAGGCCATAGACCCGAGCGAGGTACGCCAGAAGCTGGCCGACAGTGAGGAGTTCGACGTGGAGGCCATGCTGGATGAATATGACGATGATGAGCTGTTCCCGGACCAGATTGCAGGGGAAACACCTGTCGATACCCAGGGTCAGCCTGTGCAGCCTGGAACCGGAACCAGTATCTTTGAAGAGGGAGACTTTGCCGAATACGGCCAGGATGTCAGCGTCGAGGAGCACAATGCCGACCCGGAGACGGGAGGCAATGCCCCCGCTGCGGCCCCTGCCGCTACGAAGCTGCCCCAGGACATGAGTGCCGAGGAGCTTGCCGAAAAGGCGGAGAAGGGCGTAGGCAATGCCGATGGGGCGGATGAGATTATCAACCGGCCCAAAGAATCCGTGGGCGTCCTAGTGATCTCAGACGGCAAGGTCCTGTCTGGCACCCGCCACAACGACTTCGGTTACGGCCTGGTATGCGGCCCGGGCGGTCATGTGGAGCCGGGGGAGACCCCTACCCAGGCGGCCTTCCGAGAGACTGAGGAGGAGTTTGGCATCAGCCCAAAGGAACTAATCCCGCTCGGCCTCGGCCCCTATGAGCCAGATACCGGCCTGCGGCCGCACCTGTACTTTTGCACCGACTACGATGGAGAACCGAACTGCCTCGACCTGGAGATGACCGGGGCAAAGTTCCGCACCTTGGAGGAGCTGGACGATCTGGCGGCCTCCATGTTCCAACCGTTTGCCGACGGCCTGAAGATCCTGAAGACCTGCATCGACACCGCCCTGTTTTTCGGAGACGACGAGGGCGAGATGCACGATGACCTGGTGGACAGCATCGGAAAAGCTGTTGTCGGGGACAGTTCGGAAACAAATATTTCCGAAAAACCTATTGACAAATCCACCAAAAAAGATACGATAAAGTATCAGTCCACCATTGAGGATGGCGGGCCTGGCTCTGGCAATCACGGGCACAAAGGACGCCCCGGCCAGAAAGGCGGAAGCGAGCACAGCCTTGGCCCGAAAGAAAAGGCCAAGATCACGAAGCGCCTCGTTGGACAGCAGACCCACGACGGTATTACAATCCGGTCTGTATCGTCCCACGCCTTTGACAGAATCGGGGGGCGAAAGATGTCTGTGGGCAGGATTGACAGGATGAGGACAGAAGGGGTGCCAAGCCCCGGGAACCGCCCTCATACCAGATGCTACGACATCGACGGTAGCCGGATGGTCATTGATACCGAAAGCGGTAATGTAATGACCGTGATGTGGAGAGGAGGCCGCAAAAAGTGAGCGGTAATGCAGAAGTTGTATTTGATGTTCTCAGCCAGACCCAGCTCGACTTCATCGAGCAGGAGTTTGGATACACCAGGGAGGTCATCGCTTCCATGAGCGATGACGAGGTTGACGAGTTGTACGACCAGATCGCCGACATCGAGGTCGATGAAACCGTGGATGCGGACAGGGACGGCCGTGACCTCACGGAACGGGGCAAAACCGCTGAAGGCATCGTGACGGTCATCGGGAATGAACTGTACCGCCCTGATGATGAGCCAGACATGGATGAGTAATGCTCGTCACCGTACAACTGAACAGGATTGAGCGGAGCGGCTTCGGCTGCCCCGCTTTTTCTATGCCATTTGGCCTGAATACAGCGATTCCCACGGGCCGCAGCAATACCTACCCCATTTGAATGGCTCCCAGCGGTTTTAGGCGCCCCTGCGGAGTGAGACAGGAGACCAGAAATGAAAATCGACATCATGGGCTCCGCCTGGATACTGGTGGAGCGATCTGAAATGGATGACCCCAGGCTGAAGGGCTGCGACGGCTACACAGACTGGACGACCCGAGAGATTGTCATTGAGCGGGAGACCACCGGCAACCTGCATGACATGGAGGGCTACATCAAGAAGGTCAAGCGGCACGAGATAGTCCATGCTTTCCTACTGGAGTGCGGTTTGCATGAGTGCTCCGGTGATACAGAAGCATGGGCCGCCAATGAGGCTATGGTGGACTGGTTCGCCCGGATTGGCCCGAGGATTTATGTCGCTTGGGCAGAGGCCGGGGCACTCTAGGCCGGAACACCCCGCCAAACCTCCATAAATGGCCGGGAAAGGGGGAATAGGCCCGTGACCAACAAACAACACCAGTTGGCCGTCCAAGCGGCGGTAAGGCCCAAATTCAGGGGCAGGAAGGTTGTCAAGAGCAGATCTGTCCCGCACTACCCGGAGACGGCGGAGCGGGAGTTCAAAAGGATCACGAATGGCTACATCCGGCTCCTGAAGAAATCCCTTGTTGAGCACCTGCCGGCCATCATGGATGAGTACCGGCGGGAGCAGCGGAATGATTCCCGTCTTGATGCCTCCCGGAACCTGGAGGACAAGGTGAGGCAAGAGCTTCAGAAGGTGGCCGAAGAACTGGAGCAGAAGCTGGCCGCCTTCGGCCTGGACGGCCTTGTCCAGAAGATTGCCAAGCTCACCAAGACCAACTCGCTCCGGGAGTGGAAGCGGGTCTGTAAGGATACCCTCGGCATCGACCTGATGGATGACTACTACAACGGCGACTTCTACGAAGAAGCTCTCCGCCGTTGGGTGGACGAGAACATCAGTAAGATCAAGAGCATCCCAAATGAAACGCTCGGCTCCATGCGTGAGATTATCCTGGACGGCTTCAAAAAGGGCCGTACTGTCACCGACATCTCGAAGGAGATTCAACAGGTGTATGGGGTAACCCGCAGGAAGGCCCAGGCGTTGGCCCGGGACCAGGTGGGCAGCCTGAACGCTCAGATCTCGAAGCTCCAGCAAAAAGACGCCGGCTGCACCAAGTACCGGTGGTCCTCATCCAAGGATAGCCGTGTGCGGGATTGCCACCGGGCGCTGGACGGGAAGATCTTCGATTGGGATGACCCACCGGAGATGTGGTACGAAACGAAGTCAGGCCGGGTCTACACCGGTCGTCGCTGCAACCCAGGAGAGGATCACCTGTGCCGCTGTATAGCGATCCCGATGTTTGACTACGACACCGTAGATGTTCCAATGCGGAAATCAGACGAAAAGGACTGACCGGAATGGAGACGAAGGAAAAAATCAAGGTCTATATCGACATCCAGAATGGGAAGACCGTCTGCATCTGCAAGCGGAACCACAAGGGTTGCGGCAAAAAGTGCGAGCCAGATGTGGTGGAACGAGACAAATTTGCTGGCTGGAAGAGCACCTTCCACCGCAATCGGTTTGGGCAGTAGCCATAGGCCACGCTGCCCAAGAAAGGTACATGACCTATGAGAGTGAATGTGCTGAAGAACAGCCGGGACCCTCCCGACCGGGCGACAGGGCCTCCCGGGCAGAAAAATTCGATAGAAGGGGATGAAAGCCATGAAAAACGCTTACGCAATCAGCAGCTTGAGCCGGCAGATGGTCAAAGTCTGCGAACAGATTGACAGTCTCGCTATGGGCGTCCAGGACACCGAGCAGGGAATTGGAGATCTGGGAGATACCTACCAGGATCTGCTTCTGGATGAACTGGAACATATCCAGATGCTCACGCTCAAGCTGACTGAACTTGTCTCTGAGGCCGTGGGAGAGGAAACCTCCAACACCGATGAAGGCGACGGCAGCGCCTTTTCTCCGGGCGACCTCGACGCCAAAAAGGACGGCGAGGAAGGTGCGGTAGGGGAGGAGCCTGATGAATAAAGCACCGCCAGTAGGAGCCTAAAGCTGTGTTTCCGTAATAAAATGCCGCAATATATTGCACTTTAGCCGCAATATGTTATAGTTAAAGTACGATATATAAAAGCTGGGAGAGCGTGAGTGGCATGGGAAAACTGATTGATCTGACCGGAAAAACATTTGGCAGATGGACGGTTCTCTATCGCACCGATGACTATATTGAGCCAAGTGGTGCAAAAAGGGCTCGCTACCACTGTAAATGCGCGTGTGGCAATGAGGCGGACGTACTCGCTGGAAGCCTTAGAAAAGGGCAGTCAAAATCTTGCGGGTGCCTCCAGCGCGAATTTGCTAAAAGCGGAGCGGCAAAAAGAACCCATGGGGCAACAGGAACACGGCTCCACAGGATCTGGAAGAACATGAACACCCGATGCAATAATCCCAAAAATCAGAAGTACCCCAGGTACGGAGGACGTGGGATTTCGGTGTGTAAAGAATGGAGTGGAAATACCGGTTTTGAAGCGTTCAGCAAATGGGCCCACGAAAATGGATACCATGAGGACTTGACGATAGATCGCATTGACAATGATGGAGATTATACTCCCGAAAATTGTAGATGGGTCAGCCTCAAGATGCAAGAAAACAACACCTCAAAGAACAGGAAAATCACCGTAAGAGGTGTTACGAAAACCATAGCTGAATGGAGTGAAATCATCGGGATTCCGAGAACGACCTTGTATTATTACAGCGATGAAGGATTAACCGAAATACTGGAAAAATATTTTTGACCGAGAGGCCGCATGAAGGGTACACGAAAGTGTGCCCTTTTTTGTTGTCGGGAGGAGGATGAATATGGGTTCCATAAGAGATGCCCCTAAACTTGCTCGTGTACTCCGACTGGATAGTATCCCGTTGGTAAAAGCGACATATACGCCTGAAGGTTATCTGGAGGACACCCCAATTTTGACCTCGACGGGTATCTTTGAGTACACGAATCCAGACGGATCAATCAGGCGAGAACTGCGGCTCCCGGAGGAGGTTTTCAAACCGGAAAGCCTTGCATCATATTGCGGGAAGCCAATCTGCATCACACACGATGCCGGCCTCATTACGAAGGACAATGTCCACGAAAATGCGGTCGGCACCATTTTGTCGGAGGGCTTCCAGGATGGAGATTCGGTGAGAGCCAAAATCATCATCCATGACACTGATGAGATGAAATCGGCCGGATTGAAGGAATTGTCCCTCGGCTACAACTTGGATCTGGACGAAACCCCGGGTGAATGGAATGGGCAGCCCTATGATGCAGTTCAGCGGAACATCGTTATCAATCACTTGGCACTTGTCCTTGAGGCCAGGGCCGGTGAGCAGGCACGGCTGAATATTGACAGCCGTGACCGAAAAACGAAAGGAGCAAAGAGTATGAGTGCAAACCACAAGACCAAAAAGGCTCGCCGGGCTGATGGTGTTATGAGTCCCGAGGATCTGGCTCAGGCCATTGCGGCCTACAAGACCCGTCGTGCCGAGCGCCTGGCCGCCAAGGCACAGGCAGACCAGGAAGGCGACACCGTGCCCGTGGCCGACACCAAGCCTACTGAGGGCGCTGCCCCCGCTGCGGACGGCGATGACACCATCATTGCCACCTCTGGCAAGGAGGACGGCGATGACATCGCCGATCAGGTCCAGATGGTCAAGGACCGCCGGGACCGTCGGGATGAGGGCGATGAGCCTGCGGACAAGGAGGCCGCCATGGGCGTGATTGCCCAGCAGGACGGCGATATGGAGATCCTGTTCGACATCATTGACACCCTGCTTGCGGAGCGGGACTTTGATTCCGCCTGCGATACCGACGGCAAGAACTGTGACGGCGATGAGGGCACTGCTACCGCACCCGCTGCCACCGTTCCCGCCAAGGCCCAGGAGGATGAGGATGACGAGAGCACCCCCGCCGAGCCTCCCGCTGCGGAGAACACCGACGGCGATGAAGACGACATCCCCACCACCAACGCCTCTGAGGTCGGCAAGTCCGTCCTGAATGTGGATGCCGTGGATCAGATTGTCCGGCAGCGGATTCAGCTCGGCATCGTTGGCCGTGCGCTGAACATGGACGGCCTGGAGGACATGGGCATCATGGCCGCCAAGAAGGCCGTCATCCGTGCTGTGCGCCCCGGTATGCGCTTGGATGGTAAGAGTGTTGCGTACATCAACGCCGCCTACGACTATGCTGTTGCGGACGTGACTTCCCGGAACCGGAAGGACACCTCGTACCAGATCAAGCAGATGTTCAACCAGGACGGCCGGCAGACTGTCTCCGCCGATGATGGCGATTCCTCCATCAAGGCCCGGCAGCGCATGATCGACCGTCAGCAGAACAAGAAAAAGGAGGACAAGTAAGATGAGTGCTCAGACCCGTTACGGTTACGCAACCCCTATTGGCGCTGCCGGCGGCATCGTCGATCTGGCGCCCTATGCCGTTGATACCTTCCTGAACGAAGAGGAGAACGGCGTGATGAAGTTCGGAATGGGTGTGGTGCAGGGGTCCAAGCCCGGCACCAATATCGCTTTGCCCGATTCTGCGGCCACCGCCGACAAGTTCGAGGGTGTGACCACCAACAACCGCACCACCGAGTATGACATGGACGGCCACTTGGCGGTTCGCAAGGGCGTCGGCATCGGCGTCATGCGCTACGGTCGGATCTATGTTCGTGTTGAGACCGGCGATGAGCCTGCCTATGGTGATCCCCTGTACCTCATCATCAATGGAGACGAGGTGGGCTGCTTCACCAGCACTGAGGACAGCGACAATACCATGGCTGTGAACGGTCGCTTCATCGGCGGTATCGACAACGGCATTGCCCCTGTTGAGCTGATGCGTCAGCCTGTGGTCGGCGGAAACGCTTCTGGCGGTTCTGCTGCCGGCGCTACCAAGCTGAGTGACCTGAACGATGTTGACCTCAGCACCCCCGCCACCGACGGTCAGGTTTTGAAGTACAGCGGCACCGACAGCAAGTGGAAGCCCGGCGCTGACAACACCGGCGCCGGAGCATAAGGTGAGAAGGAGGAAGCACTGAGATGAAAAAGCACACTCACTATGACAGCACCGAAATGCGGGCACTGAAAAACTCCGCCATTCCGGCGGCTATTATGGCGTCCCCTGGCACCCGCTTCGACAGCTCCGAGGACGCCTCTATGTTTTTTGCCCGTGAGCTGGACCACGTTAAGGCTCAGTCCTACGATGTCCAGTACCCCGAATTCACGGCCCTGAACTTGTTCCCCATCAGTTCCGAGGCTGACCCCGGCGCTGAAACCATCACCTACTACACCTACGACAAGAGCGGCCTTGCCAAGATCATCGACAATTACAGCACTGACCTGCCCCGTGCCGATGTGAAGGGCAAGCCCTCCACTGCGCTGGTGAAGTCCATCGGTGACAGCTACGGCTACTCCGCCCAGGAGATGCGGGCCTCCCGCCTGGCCGGTAAGTCCTTGGATGTCCGCAAGGCTGAATCCGCCCGGTACTCCATCGACCACCTGACCAACAAGATTGCCTGGTGCGGCGATGAGGAGTCTGGTCTGATGGGCGTTCTGTCCGAGGGTCAGAGCATCCCACTCTACACTATCGGCGCTGGCTCCGAGTCTAGCAAGACCTCCTGGCTGGAGAAGACTGCCGATGAGATCCTGTACGACGTGAACGGTATGCAGAAGCAGGTTGCTAAGATGACCAAGAACGTGGAGCGTCCCGATACCCTGTGCGTCCCTGCCGATGTCTACATGGACATCAGCACCCGCCGTATCCCCGACACCTCCACCACCGTCAAGGCGTTCCTGCTGGAGCACGCTCCCTACCTGAAGGACATCATCTCCGCTCCCGAGCTGGATGCCGACAGCGTGGACACCAACCCCTACGCCAAGACAACCGGCGGACAGGGCGTGGCTTTCCTGTTCACCAACGACGCCCGCAAGCTGACCCTGGAGAACCCCATGCCCTTCTACCAGTACCCCCTCCAGGTCCGCAACCTGGAGACCGTCATCCCCTGCGAGGCTCGGACCGCCGGTGTGATCGTGTATTACCCGCTGTCCTGCCTGATTGCTGTGGGCGTGGCGTAATTATGCCCTTTTGTTACCGATTGGTATTATAAAGGGGTGTTACGGAAACAAAAAGGGCCGTCGGGAGCACCCGACGGCCCTCACTTTAAGGAGGTTGCATCATGATTATCAAGAACATCGGCAGCAAGATTATCAACATCGGAACGGAAATCCTCATGCCTGACAGCCAGATCACCGTGTCCAAGGATGTCGCCGCACTGCCTGCCATTCAGGCATTTGCTGCGAAGAAGTACATCAAGATCGTGGACAACGAGAAGAAGGACGACGATTCCGGTGATAAGGCCGAGGCACCGAAGACCGGTAAGCGCAGCTTTAAGCGCACTACGCCAGCGGGCGGTGCGGAGGGCTAATAAGAGGTGAGTGCCATGACGGCCATGGAGATCATCCGGCTTACCGGCGGGGAGTTCAAGAACGTGGATGGCGCCATTATCGAGAAGATGATTGAGATTGTCCGCCCCATGGTGAGCCGGAAGCAGTTTGGCAAGCTGTACGAGCAGGGCCTCGCCTATCTCGTCTGCCACAAGCTGAAAATGGCCGGATTCGGTGAAAACCCGCTGGGAAAACTCGGGACTATCGGCATCGGCTTCGCTGTTGGAAGCGTGTCTGAGGGCGGCAGCAGCGTCAGCTTTGGAGCCAATCAGAGTTCCAACCTCGCAGCGGATGCCGAACTCGGCCTGACTGTTTATGGCGTCCAGTTCCTCCAGCTCCGCAGGTCGGTCATTGTACCGATTCATTGTAGCGGGGAAAGCGAGGTTGAGTAGCCCATGGCAAGGCAGTTTTCAGATCTGACCCCCGCCGGCCGGAAGTTCTTCCGGGAACTGAAGAAGCTGCAAGACCTGGAGGTCCAGGTTGGCTTCCAGGGCGACCAGAAGTATGAGGACGGCACCAGCATAGCGGAAGTGGCCGCCTACAACGAGTTCGGCTCCTCGGATACCCCGGAGCGGCCGTTCATGCGGCAGAGCTTCGAGAACCATGAAGCGGAACTAAAGGCAGGCTGCGAAGCGGCCAATCGGGTCGTCAACTCCGGCGGTAGCGCCGAACAGGCGCTTCAGCAGCTTGGAACCCTGGCGAAAGGTTTGGTCCAGGATGAGATCGTCAACGGCGGTTTCGCCCCGAACGCAGAATCCACCATCCAGAAGAAAGGCTCCGAGCGACCTCTGATTGACAGCGGAACTATGCGGGAGTCGGTCAATTTTGTCATCAAGAGGAGAGGGGGATAACCCTTGAACATCACGATTTTTAACAAGCTCTACTGGATTCGGAGATTTGGTGAGCAGAAAAATGTCAAGGGCTACCTTGTTTCGACGCACAGTGACTTCGGGGCCAGTCTGAATGTCCACCCTCTTAGCACTGACCAGATGCAGGCACTCCCGGAAGGCCAGCGCAAGGTGAAGCGGCTGGAGGCTCACGGCGTAGCCGGCCTCATTGTAGCTGACGAAAGGCTGAACCGGAAGGGGGATCTACTGTACTACCACGGCGACTGGTATGAATGTGTGTCCTCGCAGGTCTGGGACCACACGATCCTGTCACACCTAAACTATCAGTTTGTGCTCGTCCCTAGCGATGCTGCCGGCTCCATTGATTTGGAACCGCCGGTCGGAGATCCTGTCCTTCCAGAGCAGGAACCGCCGGAGGGTGGGGGTGATGGGACATGAGAGTATCCCAAGCGAAGGAGCTGTTCCGCTCTCTGACCGCCCAATACTTTGCTGGAGCCGAGGTCACCTTCACCCGGCAGAGCAGGGCGGCGAAGCCTCAGATTCCACTTGTTACCATCACCCCCGGGAATGTGAAACGCCCGCTCGCCCCTGTCTACAAGGAGATCGACGGGGAGGTGGTGGGCTACTACCTGTCCCGGATCAATATGCAGGTGGATCTATTCACGAATGGCCTGCCGGTATTGGATGATGAAACAGGGCAGACAGTTGCCTATGAAAATACCTCTATGGACGATATGCTTGCCTTTGCGGATTTTCTGAACTCCCAATACGCCATTGAGTGGTGCCACTCTCATGATGTGGCAATCTCCTTCGATGGTGACGCACAGGACCTGACTGGTCTGGTGAACGACAACAACTACGAGTTTCGTTCCAGACTGCCAGTCTTGTTTTATTTCACCCAAAAGGCGGTCGGCTATGCTGCCGTTCTTGATGAGAGCAGCATCCAGTACCCCACCGGTGAGGTTGACCCGGATACCGGGGTGCCCACCTACACGGAGAAGGAGCCGGAAGATACCGAAAGCTCCAGCGGTCAATTCAACGGAGCCGGCCAAAACGCCGATGACATCATCATCCCAAAGTTCGAGCAGAACTCCAGCGGCGGCGGGTCTGAGGAACTGGCACAGCAAAAGACCGGCTACTTCACCGAAGTTGAGATCAAGGAGGATAAAAGTCAATGAGCAAAAACTATGACCAGATTGCCACCGTTGACATTGACATCGCAACCCCGATTGTCGATGATACCAGCTTTGACAATCTGCTGATTATGGGACCTGCTCCGAAGGGCGAGAGCCAGGCGCCGGATGTGGGCGTCTACTCCAGCATTACCGAGGTGGAGGACGCTGGCTTCGTCACCAGCGGAGTTGGCGCTGACCCAGTCGGTGTGGCCGCCCGCGTGGCCTTCTCGCAGAGCCCATCTCCTACGCAGGTCTATATCGCCGTCCAGAAGCTCACCGAGGAGGCGGCTGGAGCGGCTGAGACGATCAAGGAAGCCAACGAGATTGTCAATGACACCATAAGCGCAGCCGGCAATGTAACCGGCTGCACGATTACCTTCAACGAAAACGCCCGTCGGCTCCATATCGTTCTGGAAGGTCCCATTTCCGGGGTAAATAACACGGAACTTGTTGAGAAGCTGACCGAAAGGGGCTACACCGTATCGGTTGACGGGTCTGTTATCACCGGCTTGGAGGATCTAACCAAGCTCCCCATCTTTGCCGAGATTGCGGCCATGCAGAAGGGCAGCGAGGACATCAATCTTGTTGTCAAGGTTGAACGGGAAGGCGCTTCCCCGGTCAGCTACGGCGTGACCGTCAGCTACCCCGATACCAAGAAAAGGGCGGTAACCACGGAAACCAGCACCACCGATGAGGATACGCCCATCGACAGCCCTGACACGGTCCTTGAGTCTCCGGCCACCACGATTGCCCGTGCCCTGGAGACCAGCGGCTGGTATGTGCTCTGCACTGCCGGCGTGGACCCTGCGCTGTATGAGGACATTGCCGCCTACATCGAGACCCAGGAGAAGATGTTCTGCTATACGGAGATGGCCTTTTTCAGTGCTGGTGAGGACGGCGGGAATAAGCCCACCGTCGGCAACGTCTACTTCCGCACTATGGGCATCTATGGCCGGGAGAGCACGAAGCAGGCAGACGAGGATGTGCCGGAGGCCAACTGGTACATGAACGTGGCGTGGGTCGCTAAGTGGCTGAACTACGAATCCGGCAGCGAAACCGCCGCCTTCAAGGTTCTGGCTTCTGTGTACCCCTCCGGCCTGAATAGCACGGAGATGAAGGCTCTGAATGACGCCAGCTTGAACTATTTCATCACAGTAGGCAACAAGAACATCAGCATGAACGGCAAGGTCGTCGGCGACGAGTGGGCCGACGTTATCCGGTTCCGGGATTGGCTGAAGAACGATATGCAGGTCCGGGTGGTGAACCTGTTCGTGACCCGGCCGAAGGTGCCCTACACCGACAGCGGCATCGGTCTGGTGCAGAACCAGATGCTTGCTTCTCTGAAGGCCGGGCAAGATGTCGGCGGTATCGCCGAAGAAGAGTTCGATGAGGACGGCAACTCCATCCCCGGGTACACGACCTCTGTGCCCCTAGCGGCCAGCCTGTCCACTTCTGAGCGGGCGTCTCGCCGGCTGACGAAATGCATCTTCAAGGCCAGACTGGCCGGAGCTATCCACTTTGCGGAGTTGACTGGAAGCCTGATCTATGAGCTGTAAGAGAGAGGAGGAGTGAGCAATGGGAAAGATCAAGACCTACAACCCGAAGGAGGTCATCGTTGCCTTCGGCAACCATATCGTCACCGGCTATGCCGATGATTCGTTTATTACCATCGACCCCAACGGCGATGGCGTGACCAAGAAGGTTGGCTGTGATGGTGAGATCGTTCGTAGCATCAGCCCGGACGATACCTACATCGTGAAGATCACGGTGTTGCAGACCTCCGACACGAACTCCTTCCTCCAGGAGCGGTTCGCTGAGGACCGGCAGACCGGGAACGGTATGTTCCCGATTCTGATTAAGGACCTGAAGGGCGGCATGGTGTTCAGCACTGACGCTGCCTGGCCCATCAAGCCGGCATCCCGTGGCTTTGGCAAGGAGTCTACTAACCGCGAGTGGGAGCTGCATACTGGCTCTGGCAACCTGACTGAATAAGGCAATGAGAGGGGCTACCCGTCTGGGCGGCTCCTCTCGATTCAATAAGGGGGTATTGAATTATGAAACAAATGGAAGTCACTGAAAAGAAAATCGGCGATAGCACGTTCTACATCAAGCCATTCCCGGCCTTCGTGGCCGTGAATATCAGCGGCGAGCTGGCCTCCGTGCTGTCGCCTTTGCTGGGTGGTGTGGCCGCTCTGGTGGGAAGCGGCAATGGGGAGGAAGGCTCCGAAGATAAGCCGAAGAACATCATGGATGTCGATGTGGAGGATGCCCTTCCGGCCCTGACCTCCGCTTTCTCCAGCATCTCCGGCGATAAGTTCGAGCGCCTGATGAAGAAGCTCCTCATCAACAATAAGAACATCTCGGTCGAGTGCGAGGCCACAGGCGGGGAAGTCAAGCTCCTGGACTATGACCTGGCGAATGAGGTGTTCTGCGGTGATGTGCAGGATATGTATATTCTCTGCTTCGAGGTGATCTGCCTGAACTTTAAAGGTTTTTTCAAGAAAATCGGAGTCCAATTTGGAAGCCTAAAGGAGCTTCTTCAGAAACAGGCTCCGAGTACCAAAAATGGGGAGACCTCGACCTGACCCAATTCACGGAGCTGGAGATGAGAATGTATATTCTCATCAAAGCCCGGATTGCATCGAAGTTGGAGCTTGAAACGGTCTACACCCTTGATGAAGCTCTGAAGCTGTACGCCCTCTACTGCATGGACATGGACATAGAGAGGGGGAGAACTGAGGATCTAAAGCAACAGTCTCAGCAGAAATAAGCGCAAGAGAGGTGATGGCGCGTGACAGTTACCGAGTTTATCAACAAGATTGGCTTCAAGGTCAAGAACGAAGACGTAGACAAGGTTAACAATACGATCTCGGGTATAAAGAACACTGCCACACGACTTCTCGGTGCGATTGGTGTTGGCCTGAGCCTCACGGCTATTAATGGCCTCGTTGAAGAGTACACCCGTGTCAATAACCAGATCCGCAATGCCACGGAGGCTCTAGGTGACCAGAAGGAGATCCAGCAGGAGATTATGGCCGCAGCGGAGGCCACCCGAACCTCATATTCTAATACGGCCAACGTGGTCGCCATGTTGGTCAAGGGTAACTCCGAACTTTTTGGCAATGTGGACGAGGCGGTGAAGTTCAACAACGCCGCCACGATGCTGTTCAAAAGTGCCGGTAAAACGAACGAGGATATCTCCTCGTTGATGGAGGCAATCAACAAATCCTTCCAAAAAGGCTACATCGACAGCGAAACAATCAGCCAACTCCTTGAGAGGGCACCAGAAGCAGTCCAGCTCCTCAATAAACGACTCGGAACTACATCTGACCAACTGGAGCAGATGGCTACTGATGGAGCTTTCTCTGTTCAGGACCTGAAGGCGGCTTTTCTTGACAGCGCATCAGAGATTGAAGCTGGGTTCGCCAATGTACAGTACAGCGTCACCGATGCCTTGACGGTAATCCGCAGTAAGTGGGGCCTTTGGCTGGCTCAGACTAATGAAACGCTTGGCATCACGGACAGTATTGGTCGGTTTATGGTGTCGGCCTTCAACAAGGTCATTGGGGTGTTGGACCGGGTTAGAAATAGCACGATCTGGCTGGCTGACAAACTTGGTGGGACACAAAACCTGTTCAAGCTCATCGGCACGGTAGCTGCTGCTGCGTTTGGTGTTATGGCATTGCCAAGGTTACTCGGCTTCTTAACCGTGATTCAGAAAATCAACAAGGCACTGGTTTTAAGCCGACTGAAAATCCTCGGTATAATTGCCGTAGTGGCGATGATTGCGCTTCTTATCCAAGACTTTGTTGCCTTTATGAAGGGCAACGACAGTCTGATAGGGTCCCTGTTCGATAAGGCCGGCATCGGTGCTGAGAACGCCCGGCAGGCCATCTTGATGGCATGGAGCACTATCAAGGAGTTCCTGTTGTCCGCCTGGGGTGCCATCAAACAGGCCGCAGAGGTTATCTTTGGTGCTTTAGCTGCTTGGTGGGAGGAGAACGGCGAACAGGTCAAGGAGTCCTTCTCCGGGATCTGGGACAGCATCAAAGCCCTGTGTATTGCCCTCTGGAACGCCCTGTCCAGGGCCGCCCAGGCAATCTTCGGGGCGTTGCAACGATTCTGGGATACCTGGGGCGAAACCATCATCACGATATTCTCCACCATCTGGAACACTCTGATCTCGCTGATCCGGCCGTTTCTGAACGCCATGGCAGCTATCATCGACTTCCTTGCCAGCGTCTTCACCGGCGATTGGGAGGGAGCCTGGAACGCCATTAAGGACCTCGCCGCTTCCATCTGGGAGATAATCACAAACATCATCAGCGGGGCTCTGGATATCATTACATCTGTCTGGGACACGGCGGTCGGCATCTTCGCCAGCATATTTGAGAACATCAAGAACGCTGTTGTGGAGAAGGTTACTGGCATCAAGGATGCCATTGTGGGTGGCTTCCAAGCGGCCATCGACTGGATCACGTCCTTGCCTGAGCAAGCCCTCCAGTGGGGCAAAGACATCATTCAGGCCATCATTGACGGGATTACGGGCGCTGTGGATGGTATTACGAATGCCGTTGCTGGGGTGGCCGGTAAGATTAAGTCTTTCCTGGGTTTCTCCAAGCCAGATGAGGGACCCCTGAGTGACTTCGATACCTATATGCCCGATATGATTGACTTGATGAGCAAGGGCATCACCGCCGGCAAGGAAAAGGTCCGTAAGGCACTGGAAGGCATCACCGGCGAGATGTCCGTCATTGCAAGCGCCAACATGGTCAGCGGCGGGACGGCTGCTACGGCTACCGGCACCAACCAGATCAGCAAGAGCGTTGTCCTGAACTCGAACATTAATAACACTTTCAACGGCGATCAGGCCATCCAGCAGAAAGCGGCCGGGGCTATGGATAGGTCGGCACGGGATGTCACTTCCGAGCTGGCCCGGGGCCTGGCATACGCACGGTAAGGAGGGCGGATGAATGGGAAAAGCAACACAGCCCGTGTCCATCAATGGGCTTGAATTCGACGCTCTTATTGATGAAAGCCGCACCCTGGAGGCCACGGTCCCGGAGTATTCTGTTGAGTCCGGTTTCTCGGTGAGCGATTCCGTCATCCTCAGTCCTGAAAAGCTGAGTATGACCCTGTTTATTACCAATACTCCGGTCACTTGGTATCGCCGCCACGGTGCCAGCCCAACCCGAGTAGATAGCGTGGTCAAGCAGCTTGAAGAGCTGTATTTCGCCAAAGAGCCGGTCACCATCATCACCTCGGATGCCACTTACACCAGCATGGCAATCGAGAGCGTGACCATCAGCAAGAGCCTGGAAACCGGCTACGCCCGTCAGATCCCGATTTCCTTCAAGAAGATCCGGGTCACTACGGCCAAGACCACCACCATCCCCGACAGCTATGGCAAGAGCGGAAAGACGGCATCATCCGCCGGGACGGCCAGCACATCCGCTGGTGGCTCCGGCGGCGGAAGCTCCGGGGCGGGAGGAAGCAGCGGCTCCAACGGGAACAGCAAGTCAAGCATCCTGTATAACGCTGCAAGTTCCATCGGCTTAATCTGATTTCCAAATGGGCCTACGGCCGCCGAAGCCCTGCGCTTGATGTGTGGGGTGCTCATGTAGGCGGCATGGGCCTTCTATGTTCCGCTGCGGCTGCATGAGGCGAGCGGGGCAACACGAAGGGAGTGCGCTTATGGACTATACCATCATCGAGGTCCCGGATATGAACGACAGCGTATCCCGTGTGGTGCTGTCCGGGACTGCTTACCTGATTCGATTTACCTACAATGACAGCAAGGACTACTGGAAGTTCAGTCTGTACGATTCCCAGAATGTGCCGATAGTCCTGGGCGTGAAGATCGTGCCGCAGTTCCCCCTGAATGTTTTCCTCGGCTTGACCCGGATACCCGCCGGGGTGTTTGGGGCAATGAGCAAGCTGGACCGGATCGGGAGGAACGACTTCAAGAACGGAAATGCCCAGTTTATCTTCTGCCCGGTCGATTTTGGAGAGTGATGTCCTGCGGAATGTCTGCGGAAAATCCGTGGACATTCCTGCGGATAGTCCTTGACCACCTGCATTTTCACCATCACTTTTTATGCGTCTGCGGATTGTCCCAAGGACAGTCCTCGGGACAGTCCGTGGAAAGTCCAAAAAATTTCCGTTGGAAAATCCTCGGACAACAGGTTCAAAACGCTGTTTTGCACCACCCTTGCACCGCTTTTGACCCACCATTCGGAAATATGGATTTCAGAAAATCGTGATTCATAATCCGAATTTACGATGACAAAATGCTTGCAATTTTAGCTTGTCCCACGGACGGTCCTGCGGACAAGCCTTGGGACAGTCCGCGGAAAATCCAGTGGTATACCGTAACCGTAACCGTTACCGTAACCCTTATATATATTATTATGTTTTTACTATCGTAAAAACATTTGGTCAAAGCGAGTTTGACCGTCTGTTTTGCCCCTTGGTTTTGAAAGCAATTCCAGCACCGCTGGCTGACCATATTGAGCGCATGGAGGTGAGGACCTATGGCCGGGTATGACAATTTCGATAGGCAATACCGCCTGGCAGCGGGGCCAGCAGGGGGGACTGGCTTTGAGGTGGGGGAGACCTCGAAGACACAGCCCGTAGCTCTTCATGTCAATTTCTCGCTCCAGAAGAGCGATCTGGAGACCCAGAACACGGGCCGGGTTACCCTGTGGAACCTGAACCCGTCCCAGCTTGCGGTCCTGAATGAAAAGGACTGTGTGGTATCTCTGAAGGCAGGGTACGGGAGCAAGCTGGCGTTGATCTTCGCCGGCATCGTCAGCTACGTCAGCACCACCATTGACAGCGCCGACCGGAAGACGGAGATAGAAGTCATTGATAACCTAGTCGAGATCCGGGATACCTATGTGTCAGTCTCCTACAACGGCACGGTGAACTGGAAAACTATCTTCGATGATGTGGCCGCCCAGATGGGTGTGGCAGTGTCTTACTCCTATAACGCCGAGTTCGTGGACATCTCCAACGGCTTCAGTTTTGTGGGTCTGGCCCGAGATATTATGATAAAGGGCTGCAAGTGCTGCAATCTGAGCTGGAGCATCCAGAACGGTGTCATGCAGGTCAAGAAGCCCGGAGATGTGATGTCCCGGGAGGTCTATGTACTTTCGCCGGATACCGGCCTGCTGGGCATACCGGCCCGGGTGGTAATCACCCAGGATGAGGCCACCGGGAAGAACACCCTCGGATGGGACGTTGAGTATTTCCTGAACGGCGCAATCAACATCGACGACTATGTGAAGCTGGAATCGGAAACGGTAACCGGCTACTTCCGGGTCTACTCGCTGGAGATCTCTGGCGACAATGTATCTGGCGACTGGATTTGTAAGGCAAGACTGCTGGAGGTGAGCGGGTAATGATGCAGGAATTTGTCCAGGAGGTCACTGATACCGTCAAGGATACCCTGAAGGGCGTCCACACGGCGATTCCCGGCTCCATAGTATCGTTTGACCCCGGGACTGGCCTCGCCACGGTGCTGCCCACCATGAAGTTTAAGAAACCGGACGGCACCACAGTTGATTTTCCCCAGGTCACCGGAGTCCCCGTTGTGTTCCCGCAGTCTATGGGGCAGCAGGCCACCATCGCCTACCCGGTGAAGGCCGGGGATGGCTGCCTCATCATCGTGGCCGAGCAGAGCATAGATTACTGGCTCTACGGCCAGGAGACCGATACCGACCTCGACTTCGATCTAACCAACTCTATCTGCATCCCGGGTCTATTCGCAAAGGCCAACCCCGTCATGGCGGAAGCCTGCAACGGGAACGCCGTGGTGGTAGATGTGAAGGGCACGAAGGTCACCGTCAAGGGCGGCTCCGTCCAGGTAGACGCTGGAACGATAACGCTCAACGGCAATGTAACCGTGAATGGGAACTTGACCACGCAGGGCGGCGTGGTCAATCTGAACTGAGAGGGGAATACCCATGGGATTGTCAAAACTGTCTGAGAAATGCAGAAAGTGCCCGCACGTTATGATCTGTGACCACAAGCGAATGGAGGCCATCGGATTTTTACCATATCTCTCTGCTGCGGAGGATGTTCAGTCGGCCGCTGCGGGTGCGGAAGCCCCCATCTTACGGGAGACCACGGAGATACGGGTGGATGGAAGACCAGTGACCGTTTACAAGGACCAGATCGAGAGAGAGTTGTGCAAGCACCTGTATTCTGGACTCGGCCTTCACTACGCAACATGAGGAGGATGAGGAAGTATGGCCCAGGCTGCGAGACTTGGAGACGCCGTAACCGGCACAACGGCTGGAGAGCACTCCGGTCATGTCCCGCCCCACCCCCCGGAGCAGTTTTCCGGGGAGATCAGCGGTGGGTGCTCCGGCGATGTATTCATAAACGGAACACCGGCCGCTGTCGCAGGGAGCACAACTACTGAGCGTGACGGTTGCTGCGGTAGTTCAGCAGGTAAGGTAGCATCAGGAAGCTCCTCGGTATTTATCAATAGAAAACCGGCGGTCAGATTCGGAGATGACCTAGCTCCGCATAGCGGGAGTGGAAAGATAACTTCCGGGAGTAGGGATGTACTGATTGGAGGGTAGAAATTTCCAAGTCGCCTCTATTGACTTCCAGATTGACTTATGCAAGAATAAGTATGAAGTCAATTTCAATAAACGGTGGCAGGAGGTAGATTAGGTGCCAAAAGTGTTTGAGATTAACGGCTACCGGTTTTTCTTCTTCTCGAATGAAGGGAATCCACTTGAACCGTGCCACATCCATGTCCGAAAAGGGAATGGCCTTGCTAAGTTTTGGGTTCGCCCTAGTGTAAGACTGGACAGTTCAATCGGGTTTAGCTCGAAAGAACTGAAGTTCATGGAAATGCAGGTCAAGGAAAACGAAGCGATGATCGAGGAGGCTTGGAATGAATACTTCGATTGAAAATGCCCG